ATAGATTTCGCAATCGTAATATTCAAGATATCTTTTTAGTGCAACGCGTGAAAGATTCTTGAAATGATATACGTATCCTAAATCTGTGAGAATGTAAAGATTATGCGTTTTAATCTTCATCGCTTTCCCCATCAGTTTCGATATATACAGGTCCAAAATGCATATTACCGCCATTCGAATAAGGTTCAAAAGGTTCTGTAATATCGTAAACATTACCCCATTCAATTCTGTTTTTTTCGTTGTCTGTATTGATATCAGACACAAGAATACAACCAATCAGACCGGCATCTACACCATATTCTTTTCCTAACTGATCATAATAAGTACCATCACCGTATGCAGTACCAAACATTGCATAACGACGTCCATCTTTTAGTTCAAATTCACCATTATATACGATATTTTCGCAGACTTCACTCCATTCATCGTGCATTACATAGCACAAATCACCAATATAATATTTTCCGGCAGGCATTGTCATGATTAATACTCCTCAAGAATGATAATTAACAGCCACCCAGTTATCATCGATCTTCTTCATATCTTTTCTCCTATATTCCCATGGCTGTTATGTTCTTGTTCATTTCCACTTTACGGATTTCTACCCACCAATCAGAATCCCAGTCGGATTCTTCATCATATTTAAGTTCATATTCGCGCGCAGACACATAATCAGAGTATGCGCCCAGAATAGAACATCTGCCATATCCATCTCTTTCGATAACGAGGTATACAAACATGATTAAGACCTTTCCATTTGATCGAGCAGTTCTTCGAGGAATTGGATTTCATTCTTCTCTAACAATAGAGCCGCGTCGTCTCTATCAGGAAAACAATCGTGACGGCGGCGAACAGAAACCAATCTCTCTGTCAGCTTCTCCTTAACTTCGACCAACTGTTCCGCGGGGTCTTTAGAAAAGAATTCCATGATTAATCCTCCAGATTGATAGTGCCGGGAACAATCCAAACTTGCACACCATTTACATTGAACGTATTGCTATATATTACAACGCCGACCCCACCGTAATTTTCATGTCCGACGCCCGGCATCATTTGATTATCTACAAAAACTGTATCATTGATTTTGGCGTCGGACATGTTTTCCTCAATAAAAAACTTTATTGTTCTTTTTGCTATTCAATGCGTCTTTTCTAGCATCTTCGTCTTCTTTGACAAATTTATATAACATTTCCACAAACTTGTCAACTTCGGCAGAGTCGATAACATATTCGCTGCCAATACATAGATGAAGATTTTCATCAAATCTTATCTTGAATTCGCGCGGGCTTAATGCAGCGTCCACAACGATGTGCTTTTCTACAACTTCACGGATCATTTCAACCTCCAAATTTTTTGAATTTATTCAGAACACTCGCATCTAGTTTATATCTAGATGCTACAATTAACAACTCAAATTTCATATCTTCTTCAGAAGGCCAACAGTCATGAATGTGTTGAAGATCCAATAGAAGATCGGCGTTTTCTTCTACCCAAGAAGGAAGAATATCTCTAAATCTTTCTATTAATGAGTTAACACCGGTTCCTGCATACATAGGATTAGCATCTTTATCCATTTCGGGAACATAATAATCTTTAATTAGTACGCCAACGGCACACATATCACCATTAGGTGCGCGGTAAAGACAGATATTATCTTCGCCACCAAATGAACGATGACCTTGTGTAAAAAGATGTGTTGAAACTGTATCAAAGATTTCTTGCGGTGTCATGATTTATTCCTCTACATTGAATTTTACAATGACGTAGTTTCTTTCGCGTATAGCTTCAGAACAATATTTTGCTGAAGCCGATATAATTAATTCACCTGTTTCTGCATCATTAATTTGACCGTATAAATATTTTGATCGGTCACCTTTGCCTTGCCAGATTTTGAGATTAATGCGACGCATATAAGTTTCCTAAACTAGAGAATCTACTTTCATAATTTTCATCTTAAACCCATCGTGTTCTTTCATATATGATAGAAAAGATTCTGCCGCCACTCGATTTGCAAAAACAGCAAAAACTTGACCATCATATTCCAATCGAAAATCATCAATCACTATGGCATATTGCTGACGGCTTTTCAAAAACCATTCGTGGTTGCTGTTGTTTACATCAGATAGTTTCATAACAGGCTCCTTATTGACTATGATTCGATTATACAGACTTTGGAAGAGTTGTCAATGCCGTTTTTCATTCTTGAATGTTCATATTGAGATTGCGAAGATTGCCGAACCACACATTATATCGAAAACACTCCTTACTCTTCGGATCATTGCTATCTGCACACGCCGTCATGAGATGATATGATTTCACACCATTATAGAATACTGTCGTTGCGGTGACAAGCCATGCGAGAATGAAAATCGGAAAAAAGATTTTGAAAAATAAATTAGTTTTCATATCAGATACCTCCATCCAGAAGATAGATCAGAATAACACCCAGCAACAATCCTACACTCACAACAGTAAGCGCAAAATATTGAATGAATTTTGAATCGTCGATCATGTCATTTTTCCTTTCACCGTTCAATCGTCACACCATAGGTGCAGTATTCCAGTTTGTAGGCGTGCCAATGGTTGCGCTCGACGAAGGATGACCACACCTTATGTGCGGTCTCCCGGTCACGCTCGATGACGCCCGTGAATTTCCAAGAACTATCGGGCGCTACCTTGTAATAGACTCGCCACTTAATCATGACGCACCTCTGTTAGATTCACAGGTTATAGTTTTAAGGTCTTTTTCTTTTGCATGTTGTTCTTTTGTATGTCGTTTTTGTATATGCAAGATAGGCATCAGGTAATGAGTGAAACCATGAAACGTGCCCGTCTTTATATCTGACACCATAAATTTTTTTGCCATCATCGCCTATCTTTTCGACAATTTTGGCTTTGTGATTTTGCTTAGACATGAGGTCCATACAATCAATCCACCTGCGCTTCGCAAACTACCGAAGTATACTTACGCACTTCCAATACCTCTCGTTCATCGAGATTGTCCGGATCGAACCTCTTATGGGCTTCAGCGAGGGATCGGGCCAAAACCGAATATTCCTGGCCATCGTCCATCTTAAACACGTAGACTTCCATGATCAATCCTCCATATTAAAGATAGAAGCGAGGACCAGAACGACTGGTGGACCAAAGACCACCAGAAAAAGTATGATATCAGACATTATTATTCCTTCTCAATAGGCGCGAACGCCGGAATTGCGAAGATTGAGACGCTTGTTACCAATATTACCAACACCGTTAGCATTAGTATTATTAATGTTACCACACGATACGTTACCAGTTGTGCTTACAGAAATGTTGCCAATTGTAGCAGGAGTTGTGCCATCACTAGCAAATACTTGGAATACGTTACCAGT